AAAAACCATCCCATATTACGAAGTTTCTACCAAATACAGAGATGATAAGAACAATAACTTTAATTTACCGATAAGACCGTAATGTGTGATAAACTAAAGTCAATTACAAGTATTTGCCAAAAGTGTAAAGAAGTGAAAAATGGCGAGCAAATGGGGACTAAAAGAAAAGCTTGCAAGCTTGCAGAAGATGAAAAGCACATTGCCAACGAAACTTGCAAACGAGGCGAAGAATCATTTCTTACAAAGCTTTCGTGATGGCGGTTTTACTGATCGTAATTTTGAGCGTTGGAAGCCACGAAAAGCGAACGCAAAGAATAATATCGGGCGTGGGATATTGATTAAAACGGGGAATCTAAGAAGGTCGGTAAAAGTACGGTCGGTTAGTTGGAATAGGGTAGTAATTGGGTCGTATGGTTTGAAATATGCAAGTGTTCATAATTACGGAGAAAGATCTGGACGTGGCAAAGGTTTTAAAATGCCAAAGCGTCAATTCATAGGTAATTCGGTGCAATTAGAAAACAGAATGAAAAAAATGGTAAATTCGCACTTTGGTAAAATACTAAAATGACAACCCAATTCTACACGGACATAACGAATCAACTCAGTACGCTATCTTGGTATACGTATTTCAAGCTGTTTAATAACCAGTTTGAAAGTATGGAAGAACAACAAGAGCAAACGTTTCCTAATCTATCCATTTTCATGGAGTTTCTTGAGCCTGTAGATGTTTCTTCGGTTGGTGGTGGTGTTCAGTATTACGATGCGGTTGTACGCTTTCATTTGTACTTGATTAGCTACGAATTGGAAGATTTAGATATGTTCACGTACAAGCAAGAACTACACGCCAAACTACAAGGATTCTACCCAACCGATTGCAGTAGAATGAATCGTATTGCAGAAAGTCCAGACCAGAATCATAACGGGTACATGGTTTGGAAACTAGATTATCAGGTACGAATACCAGACGAAACAGGAAGTATGTATAAAAACGTTGTAGATGCTGCGCCTGTGACGCTTGATTTGACAACGCAATTGATAATTGATAACGACATAATTAGAACGGGTGTAATACCTTCATAAAATGGCTTTAAGCGTAGAACAAACCAAGGAAATAATCAGGGGCGCAAAGAATGCTGACTCTGTAATTTCTAGTATCAAATTCGCAAACGAAGGGGGTAGCCAAACAGGAACGGCCAACGCTTGGGCTTATCTTCACGCTTTGGCTAGTAACTTGTTGAGTCAGTTATTTGATAAGCATTTGACCGACACGACCGAGGTTCTTAAAAACAATATTGCCGCTACTCCTATTTGGATTAAAAACAAAATACTAGCCTTTCAAAACGGGGATAGCGTGGAGATGGACGAAGAAACTGGAATAGTTGAATATCCAGTTATTGACGTAACAAAACAGATTGTTACCCAATGCAGTGTAACAAATGCAAACTATGGCGAAGTTAATATTAAGGTGGCCAAAGGCGGCACTAGTCCAGTAGCGTTGGAATCGGGCGAATTAACAGCTGTTCAATCTTATTACGCAAATCTAAACCCTGCTGGTATTCGTTACAACATAATCTCGTTAGATGCCGATAGGTTACTGATACGTGGCGTTGTGTATTACGATGGCCAATATCAAGATTCTATTCAAACTGACGTAGAAACGGCCGTGGATGCTTATTTATCCTCCCTTCCTTTTGATGGGGCAATGGTAATAAAAGATTTGGAGCAAGCTATCAATGCCGTTGCAGGTGTTGAAGATATTGTAATACAAGAACTTTCGGCAAGGGATTCAACAACTGATTTTGACGACCGAACAAAACTAATTGACGATTATAAACTAACAAGTGTAGGTAATCGTAAGTGGGATTCTGTTTCGGGTTATATGATTACAGAGGATGAAAGCGGAAATACAATAAGTACAACCCTAACATACGCAATAAATGGCTAGTATTTATCAATTCACAATAAGCCTTTTTGTTGACAGGAATTTACCACCTGATAAGCGTTATGAACCTATGTCTAATTGGGTTACGGCCTTATTAAGCCCAATTCAATATATTCAAAAAATGCTTTATAGATTCGTTTATGGGTCTACTGATCCAGAATTCGACATACTTACATCTTATTCGTTTGGATCGTTTTGTGTTTACCAAAATAAGGTCTATTTTAAATATAAATCAGGTTCAAATATTACTGATACACCTAATACTGACACTGATAATTGGTATAAGGTAATGGATGGTAAATTTGGTATTGAGGTCAAAAAGAACTGGTATTCTGGAAAATTGACACTAGAATATATCCTTAATACCTATTTTGGAACTACATATTTGAACCCTTCGGATGGTGTTTCTGATATTTATATTACAAATCCAGTCAGAGGTGACTCATATTTTACATCATATGCTGAACCAATCGGAACGGCTGTATTTAAAGGGAATAAATCTCTTTCGGCTGTTTATGAAGGGGCTGTAAATATTAATAGTACAACATCATTCACAATAAATATACCAAGTGCAACCTATGTAACATTAGGTGGGGATGCTTCGGCTAAAGTAAAAGCAGTAGTAAAAGATTACGTTTATGCAGGTATAAATTATACAGTCACAACTTACTAAAATGAAGAAATTAGATTGGACGGCCGTAACGGCTTCAAACGGACTTGTATTCGAAGAGCAAACATTCGAACATATAAACAGCGGACATAAAGATAGTTATATAGCTTTTGTGAAAGCTAATATACCAAGCGCATGGCATACGGGTAAGTTGGTTATATTGTACGGATGTGTTGACAGTGGAACTCCACCAGCAAGAAATTTAAGTGCTGGTGCCGTGTACTATAATGGTGAAATTTACCAAGTTGATAGTGCTTCTTTTTCTACTACAGGTCTGCAAATAGGCATTTGGACGTTAGTTGATGTAGATAGTGGAAATACAGAAAGTACTATAAAAACAGCATCGAGTTCTTTTGTTTCTCACGTTCTTATTAATTCAAAGTTTGTATTTGCCGCTGGTAATAGTGGAACTGGAACTTTTGATGAGGATAGCGCAAATGTTGTAATATTTGACAATAGAACAGGTGTATCTTTTGTCAATGGAAATACAACAAATAGAACTGGGTTTTCTGTTTCTCCAACTTATACGACAGTACATTCTTTTACTACGCCAGATGATGGAATATCAAGAATGTACCATTTTATTTATTCAGCTGTATTGGATGCTGACGTAGCCAGTGTTCAATTTCGATATAAAACACAAGTATTTATAGATTCTGTATTGGATGATTCATGGGAAACTACCCTAATCTATACACATCAGGGCAGTTATATCCACCAAGGAACAGTGACAATACCACCAAATACACTTTTTGAAATAAAAGATGCTAGAGAATCAGGTACCGATGGAGGTGTAAGGAGAGATAAAATATGCGTATTTAGTATCTAATAGTTACCTTACCTTCACAAATCATAGCCCCGTTGTAATTATCGGGGCTATCTATTTTTACCCCTTGTATAGTGTAATAGGTCTTTTTACTATCAATTTTTAACTGTATTTCGTCTTCTAATCCCAAAGGGTTGTAATAGATAGGATTAGCCATGAACGAATTATAAAGCCCAACATTATTAAGATGGCATTCATATTGTCTGTTTGGCCACAAGTAAGCAACGTGTTTGTAATGGTTCCTTCCTTTCGAATCTTTGTAGTAAAAAAAGAAAGTATTTGTAATATCTTCCCTTGTTTGGTTAGCATTACACCTTGTAATTTTTGCGTGAGGTTCGCTTATGTAAAACTCAAGCGTGTCCCCTACTTTTTTAGTATCTCCATAATTAGGATAGGTAGCCCAATATTGAGCATTCACACATAAACTACTTGCTCCAATTGCGATTAATAATAGTATCTTTTTCATCTCGTTGTTTTTTACAAACATACGCAAGTATTTTAAATTAGTTGTATATTTGTTACAAAAATAACGATATGAAAATAGAAAAAAATATCCCAATACCCACAGTTCCAAGTGTTACACGTAAGCCAAAGTATAGAAAAGATTACAATTATTCAGAAATGGAGGTTGGGGATAGTATCTTTTTTGAAAATATGGATTATAAAAAAGCTAATTCTAAAGTAGGATGTATGCGAACATATTTAAAACGAAGAGGAATTGACTATCGTTTTATAGTAAGGCAAGAAGAAAATGGATTTAGGATTTGGAGGGTAAAGTAACAATAAAGCCCGATCTAACAAGGTCGGGCTTTATAATGGAAGCATGAAAAAAACAAAGACAACAGAAGCGTAAATATACTAAAATCCAAAGAAGCTTCGTTTTTTTTCTTTAGATTTAGACTTCAATTCAGTGTTTAGATTATGGTTTTCTATTTTTAATTCATCAGTTTTCTCTTGCATTTGCTTTATTTTTACATTTAATTCTGCATTCTTTTGATGCAAATCCTTGTTTGTCTTTTCGAAATCTAACAATGATTCGTCTAATGCTCTGTAGTATGTTTTAGAGTATCCAAAGATATGATGACATTCAACCAAAACAGATAATTTTCCATTTTTAAAAGCATCTTCAGCTTCTTTTAGGCTCAAATAGTCCTCTAGTTTTAAAACAACGGTATTAGTTTCCATATTTTTAGAATTTATTTTTACCTGATCGTTCTTTAAGCGTTTTTACAAGCTCTGGCCTACGTTCATAGTATTCGTCCATGGCTTTGCATACAATATCCGACATTGCTATATTATACTCCCTTGATTCTGTTATAATCAGGTCTTTGGCTAGTGGCCGAACATATCCGACAACCCTACACGTTTTGCAGTAATTAGCCCAATTGGTTTTTTTATCGCTCATTTTTAAAAAGTAGTGCCAAACCAAGACCCGTTTTTTGAATTCATGCCATTTTTACGGCATGACATTACAACACAAATATATAAACAATTTCGAGAACTCTACAAAAGAGGCCACGATGTATTTGTACGGTGATATCGGTTATGATGTTAACGGGTCATATTTCGCTCAAGAGGTTGACTGGTTGGTGGCTAATGGCTGCAAGAAATTAAAGGTAAATATCAATTCGGGAGGTGGTCTAGTTATTGACGCTTATTCTATTTTCTCAGCTCTTTACAATTGTCATATTCCAGTCGAAACGGTAAACGTTGGCATTGCTGCAAGTGCCGCAGGATGGTGCTGGTTGGCTGGTAACGAGTGCAAAATGATGGATTACTCCATTTTTATGATGCATAACGCCAAAGGAATGGACGGAACAGAGGATGAAGTAAGCCAAATATTTACCGATTCAATAAAGAAAATCATTTCATCAATGTGCAACAAATCCGAATCGGAAATAGGCGCAATGATGGCCGATGAAACGTTTATGGATAGTTCTACAATGATTAATTGCGGAATGTTAAAGCCTGAAAACGTTATAGTTACGGCTAAAAAACCAAAGATATTAGCAAACGATGTAAAAGGCATCTATGCTATTTGCAATCAGTTTTTAACAACTGACCAAGTTCCACAAACCCAAAAACAAGTAAAAAAAATGTCGAAAGTAAACTCATTGCTCAAGCTGTCGAATGAGGCAAGCGAAGAAGCTGTATCAGAGGCACTTGTAAAGGTGTTGACTGACAAAGAGGTACTTGAAGCGAAGCTGACCGAGTTGCAAAACGAAGTCTCATCGTTACAAGATTCTCTTAAAAACTACAAAGATGCTGAGGATCGAATGAAAGAAGCTATGGTTTCTGAATTGATTGAAAACGGTATCAAAGAAGGCAAAATCGAGGACGCTACTAAAGAAGTTTGGGCGAACCTTGCTAAGTCTAATTACGAGGATTGCAAAAAAGCACTAAACGGAATTGGCCCTAAAAAACCAGCTCACGTGAATGTTTTTACGCCTGAAAATCAATCTAATGACCCACGTGCAAACTGGACAATTAGAGATTGGGAAGTTAACGACTCTAAAGGGCTTTTGAAATTGAAGTCTGAAAACAACGCAGAATACACAAGATTGTTCAACGCATTTTACAAAAAATAATCATGGCAGACATTAATTATCCTTTTGGTTCAGCTGCTACGCTAGCCATTACAGCAACGGGAACAACCGCTGCAACTATTACAGAACAAGAAACCTACGTGGCTACTTTGCCAACGTTGACAGGTAACGCAACATTAGATTTGACTTTATCAAGTGAGTTAAAAGCTGGTGCAAAATTGCATTTGAAAGTAAAAACAACTGCTACAGAAACATTCACTTTCGGAACTGGTATTGATGCTCCTGTAGTAACTGGCGTAGCTGGCAAAACATGGTGTCAATCGTTTTGGTACGATGGTACTATTTTCTTGCCTTGCGGTGCAAAAATTCAAATCGACTAATCACCCTATAAACGAAAAACTATTATGGCACTTCAAAAAGAGATTTGGATTTCAGACATTGAGTCCAACCTATATGCAAACAACGCATTCCTTGGCGTAATCGGTAAAGACGATTCAGCTTATGTTGACAATAAAACAGTACACGTTCCGCAAGCTGGCGCAAAGCCAACGGTTGTAATTGACCGTGCTTCTTTGCCAGCAACTATCTCGCAAAGAACGGATGCGGACTTGAACTACAACTTGAAAGAGTTTACGACAGACCCGATTCTTATTCAAGATACAGAAGCGGTTCAGGTGTCGTACAACAAACGCCAGGACGTTTTAAGCGACCATATCAAACAATTGAGTTCAAGTGTTGCAAACCACGCTTTGTACACATGGGCAGCAAGTGGTTCTAGTCGTATCGTTCGTACATCAGGCGCAAGCACTACTTTGTTAGCACCAAGCGCAACAGGTAATCGTAAGGCAATTACGTTACAGGACGTTCAAGATGCTCGTACAATACTTGGACAGGACGACATTAATCAAGATGAAGAAATGTACTTGATTATGCCAGCACAAATCTACTGGTCGCAATTTGTAGGAATTGACAAGATTTCTAAATTCTTAGAATTTGGCGCAAATACGGCTGTTTTGCCTACTGGTGTCATCAACCGTATTTTGGGAATCAACATCGTTATTCGCTCAAGCGTGGTTGTTTATGACAACACAGGAACGCCAGTAATCAAAGCGACAGGCTCAAATGGATTGCCATCAAGCCCTGCCGCTGCTGATAACATGGGATGTATCTTGACTTCAAAATACGCAGTTCGTAAGGCTATCGGACAAACAAAAGTGTTTGACAATATGGGAGACCCTACATTCTACGGTGACGTTTTCTCTGCTTTGGTTCTTCACGGAGCTGCAAAAGCAAGAACAAACCAAGAAGGTATTGTTTCAATCGTACAAGCAGCCTAAATGAAAGGGGTGTAAAAACCCCTTTTTTGTTTTAACTCTTTAATTATAAAACAAATGGCTCTACCAGATATTAGATTTACACTTAGCACCAACGGACTTGGTCGACCGCTTGACGGGAAGGATCATTATTCGTCTATGGTGTTTTATACGGCTGCTTATCCGAGCGGTTTTGATGGAAGCAATCAAATTAAGAAAGTATTTTCACTTTCGGATGTTGAGTCTTTAGGTGTTGTTGGGGATTACTCAAACGAAACCTTGGCAAGTGGTGGCAATTATGCCATGTCTGTTACTTCTGCTGTCGATGGTGACACTGTAGAATTTAAAGTAACTGCTTTGGGGGTTACAACGTCTTTGGGTATTGCGACTTGGAATACAGGAGACTCTACAAGCGCATTGGCAACAAAAGCAAGAACAGCAATAAACGCTTTAACATCTACACATGGATTTGTGGCAGCTGGTGCATCGGCAAACGTATTATTAACACCTCCATCTGGTTATGGTGCTAACCTGAACGGTGGTTCTGTATTGACGGCCGTTGTGACAGGAACTATTACAGCCCCTACAACAATTACACAATTTTCAAGTGGCGTAAATGATCCGTACATTCACATTTGGTATCACGCAAAAAGATATTTCATTTCGCAGCCAAACGGTGTTTTGTGGCTCGGTATTTTCCCAACTGCTGGAACATTGAATTTTGAAGAAATTACGACTATCCAGAATTTTGCAGAAGGCCAAGTGCGT